GCCCACCCCGGCGCCGGCCGGCTACTCGACATGGACACCCTCGTCAGCGAGCTCGCCAAGCTGGGGGAAGGCGAATTCGCCCGAGCCTTCGGCAACCGACGCACCGGCGCCACTGAGCGAGTCATCCCCGCCGGCCCCTGGACCGCCGCCCGACTCGACCCCGACGCCCAGATAGCCGAAGGGCCGATCTGCTTCGGCGCCGCGGTCGGCATGGACGGCGTAGACACCAGCATCGTCATGGTGACGAAAGTGAACGGGCACTACATCGCGGCCGTCGTCAAAGACGGCTACGGCCCCGGCACCGGGTGGGCACTCGACCGCATCGTGCAGCTCTCCGAAAAGTACAAAGCGCCGTTTGCGATCGACTCGATCGGTCCGTCCGCCGGCCTCCGTGATCAGGTGTCACGCGCCGGCGTCGCCCTGGTCGATCTGAACTCGAGTGCGGTGTCGTCGTCCTGCCAGACGGTCCTCGCCGGCGTCACCAACACCGACGGCCCGACCTGGCGCCACAAGCCCCACGCCGCCCTGGATGACGCGGCCGAGCTGGCCACGAAACGCTGGTTCGGTGACGGTGGCTGGTCCTGGGGCCGCCGCGCCTCGGTCGGGTCCATCTCGGCCCTGGAAGCCGCCACCGTGGCTACCTGGGGCGTTGATCACCTCCCCACCCGGCACGGCCTGCAACTGTTCGTCTAGTCGGCGCCCACAAGCGCCCAGGAGCGCCCAAAAGCGCCCCCCGGGGGTCACCTTTGCAGCCGCGAGGGTGACCCCTTCAAAGTTCTCGGCATGCCGTCGCTCGTCACCCGCACACTCGCCGCCTTCGGCTTCGCTCGTGAAGAAGCGTCCTCGGCGTCCGGCATGGCGGACGGCGTTCGACCGCCGTCGCGCGACGAGGCCGGCTACGTCACCACCGAACGGGCGCTGACCCTCTCGACCGTGTTCCGCGCGGTGCAGATCCACACCACCGCCGTCTCCCAGCTCAGCATGCGGGTCGAGCGTGGAGGCGAGACCGTCACGCCGACGCCCGCGATCGTCGCCGAGCCGTCCGTGGCCATGAGCCGATCGGACTTCCTGGAACAGGTCGTCGCGTGCCTCTACCTCGACGGAAACGCCTTCCTCAAGCTCACCCGTTCCGCACTCGGCCTCGTGATCGATATCGAGGTGTTGGACCCCCGCCAGGTGTACGTCCGCAAAGACAGCGACACCCAGCGGGTCACCTTCGCCTACGGCAAGCGCACCGACTACACCACGCGCGAGATTTCGCACATTAAGTTCCTGAACATTCCCGGCTTCGACCGGGGCCTCGGCCCCATCCAGGCCGCCCGCGCCGAAATCGCCGGCGCTCTCGACGCCCGCGACTACGGCTCGTCATGGTTCACCGAATCGGGGATGCCGTCGGGCCTTCTCACGACGGATGACGCTCTGACCTCGGACGAGGCCGAGCTGTACCGCCGCACCTGGGACGGCCTGGACGAGAACGGCGAGAAGAAGGCCGGCACCAACGCCCACCGCACCCGCGTCCTCGGCAAGGGCCTGAACTACGTCCCCATGCTGCTCAAGCCGTCCGACGTGCAGTTCCTCGAATCGCAGCAGTTCAGCACGACCCAGATCGCCCGCCTGTTCGGCATTCCCGCCTCCCTCATGCTCGCCGCGACCGAGGGTAACTCCCAGACCTACTCGAACGTCGAGCAGGACTGGATCGCCTACGTCCGGTTCTCGCTCATGAATCCGCTTCGCAAGATCGAGGAGGCCTTTAGCCGGCTCCTCGTGCGCGGGCAGACCGCCCGCTTCACCATCGAATCGCTCCTCCGCACCGACACCAAAACGCGATATGAGGGACACAAAATCGCATTGGAGTGGATGACCGACGACGAGATTCGAGCGATCGAGGGACTGCCGGCCCTGACCGACGCGCAGCGCGAGCAGATCGCCGCGCGACGCAAGAGCACCCCCACCGCGATCAAGGAGACCCCCGTTGCCTGAAACCCTCATGCGCGCCCAGACCGGCGCCCACATGCTCGCCGGCGAAATGCAGGTGCGCGCGATCGACACCGAAACGCGCCAATTCACCGGCATTGCCGTCCCCTGGGGCGATGAGGTCGAAATCTGGGGCCTGTGGCGCGAGGCGTTCGACCCCGGCGCCGTGCAGGACTCCGACGACGCGCTCGTGTTCTACCGACACGGCACCCCGATCGGCCGGCTCATCAGCGCACGCGACACCGACACCGGCTGGGAGGTCACGGGAGTCATCTCGTCCACCCCGACCGGTGACGAGGCATACACCCTCCTCCGCGACGGCGTGCTCGACCGCCTCTCGGTCGGCTTCGAGCCGATCGAGTACCGCGTATCCACCGACGCGGACGGCGCCGAGACCGTCGTGCACACCAAAGTGCGCGTGCGAGAGGTGTCCATCGTTCCATTCCCCGCCTACGACAACGCCCGAGTGAGCCAGGTCCGGCACGCCGAGCGCAATCCCACCCCCACCCAAGGAGAAACCGTGCCCGAAGCACTCACCCGCGCCATGCTCGACGAGGCGCTGACCCTCGACCGTGCCGAGACCGACCGCCGACTCGACGTGCTGGGCGCCCAGCTCGCCGAGCGCGACGGCGGCTCCGCCCTGCCCCAGTTCGAGAGCCTGGGCCACTTCGTCCGCGCCCTGGCCTCGGGTGACGAGAGCGCCGCGCTGCTCCACCGCGAGTACACCGGCGCCGGCCTCGCCAACGCCGTCAGCCGCAACACGTGGCTGGCCGACGCGATCCGCCTGGTCGAGAAGCGCCGGAAGGTCACCGAGACGTTCTCCCGCCAGACCCTGCCGAGCGAGGGCATGACCCTCGAATACGCCAAGCTCAAGAGCGACGGCATGAAGGTCTCCAAGCAGGAGAAGGAAGGCGACAACCTTCCCTTCGGCAAGATCGACCTGACCACCGCGACGGCCAACGTCGAGACCTACGGCGGCTACACCGAGTTCTCCCGCCAGCTCATCGAGCGCGGACAGCCAGCCTACCTCACCACCGCATTCAAGGCCATGGGGATCAAGTACGCCGTGGAGACCGAGGGCGCCACCCGCGCCGCCCTGAACAAGGCGATCGCCGGACAGAAGGCCGCCGGCGCGACCCTGGCCCTCGACGTCGCCTCGGCCAAGCGGAACGACTGGCTCGGCCTCCTGGTCGATGCCGTGGAGATGTACGAGGACCTCGGGTTCACCCTCGACGGCTCCTACGTCTCCAAAGACGTCTTCAAGGTGCTGCTGGCCCTGGAAGACACCAAGGGCAACAGCGTCATGAACGTCTACGGCGACGGCATCAACCAGACCGGCACGGTGGACATCTCGGGTCTCCTCGGCCGCCTCGCAAACGTCAACTTCAAGCTGCTGCCCGGTGCCGCCGCCGGCACCGTCTCGTTCTACGACGAGGAGGCGATCACGACGTTTGAATCCTCGGGTGCGCCCTACCAGCTCCAGGACGAGAACATCATCAACCTGACCAAGCAGTTCTCGGTCTACGGCTACCTGGCCACCGCGACGCAGTTCCCCGCCGCGATCGTCCCCGTCGTCAAGCCGGCCGCCGGCGCCTGATCATGGACGCCTCCGAGGTCACCACGAAAACGACCCTCGCGGACTACGTGGACGCGGCCGGGTCGGCCGACGAGGCGATGGTCACAGAGTGCGAGGAGGCGGCCAGTGAACGGCTGGCCGCCCTCCTCGGCACCGCGAAAGTGCCGGCCCTTTCGTCGCACCTGGCGTTGCTCACGATCGGCGCGAACCTGTTCTACCGGCGCCAGTCCGGCACCGGGCAGATGAACATGGAAGGCGAGTTCCAGGCGGCGGTCCGGGTCAAGAAAGACCCGACAGCCGACGCCCGCGAAATCCTCCGACCGTGGCTGAAACCGGGCCTGGCATGAGCGGCCCCCGCGTCGAGCGAGCCCGCCAGATCATGGCCGACCTTCTCGAGTCGCTGGAGGCGGCCGGACTGGACGACGTGACCGTGACGATCGACGGGACCAAGGTGCCCGCCGCGTCCCGTCTCCGCTCCGGCTCCGTCATCCTCCTCAAACCCCCGTCGCTGACGTTCCCGACCTACGACTCGACCGAAATCGAGTGGAGCGTCGTCATCGTCTCCGGCCCCCACAAC